AAATAAAGGCTAAAGACTTTACTGTGCCAAACTTAGGCACTAAATTGTCTCGCAAGGGCAGTGAGCGCAGGTTCCTTTACTTTAAAGACGCAGAGGCATGGCTAGACTATCAAAATAGATTTGGCAAGGGTGACATTTTAACAACCTTAACAGACTATATTAACATGATGTCGCACGACACAGCCCTTATGCGCGTGTTTGGCACTAACCCTAAGCAGACCTATCAAGTATTAAAGAACGAAGCCCAAAAGCTACAGAACAGTCGTGGCGCTCCTGTTAAAGATAAGAACTTAGCTATGGCAGATGCAGTCTATAAGGTCATTAGTGGCGATATAAACAATGGTGAACTTACTACTTTAGCAGATAGCATGCAAGCTGTGAGGAACGTGCAGATAGCTAGTAAGCTAGGTGGTGCAGCACTGGCTTCTGTTACTGATGTGGCTACTTTAGCGTTGACTGCTAAATACAATAATATGTCTGTAGCTAAAGTGTGGAAGCGGCAAATAAGCCTTATGAACCCTGCTAACGAGGCAGATAGAATTGCTGCTGCTCGTATGGGTTTAATCTTTGAGAACTGGCTAGGTAGAGCGCATGCAGGTAACAGGCATACAGATACTTATGGAACAGGCATGACGGCTAAAGGCGCAGAAGCGGTATTACGCGCATCTGGGTTAGAATCATGGACTGAATCAGGACGTAAAGCATTTGGTATGGAGTTTTCGGCCATGCTTTCCGACAACTTTGGCAAGCAGTTTGACGAGCTTGATGAATCTATGCGGTCTATATTCTCTACCTACCAGATCAACAAAGCTGACTGGGATAAGTTTCGTGCTACTGAGCAGCTAGATATACGCGGATCAAAGTTTGCTGATCTTACTAAAGATGACAGTATGAAGTTTCACTCAATGATACTAGCTGAAACTGACTACGCTGTGCCTACGCCTGATGCTAGAGTAAGAGCTATTGCTACGATGGGAACAGAAAGGGGCACTGTTGCTGGTCAAGCAGCGCGATCTGTAATGATGATTAAATCATTCCCTATTACTATGGCTACAACTCATTTAATGAGAGGTTGGAATCAGACATCTGGCGGCGGGAGAATGGCATACCTGGGCGCATTAGCTACAAGCACTACGATTATGGGCGCTTTGGCATTGCAGATTAAAGACCTAGCAGCAGGGCGAGAGCCAAGACCTATGGACGATCCGTCAGATTGGATAACAGCATTTGTGCAAGGAGGTTCAGGTAGCTTGTTTGCAGATTATGTTGTGTCTGATGTAGATAAATTTGGCCGTGGGTTTGTTGAAACTTTGCTTGGCCCTATGGCTGGTTTAACTAATGATACTTACAACTTAACAATAGGCAATATACGCGAAGCAGTGTTAAACGAAGAAACTAACGTACTTGGGGAGGCAGCTTCATTTGTTAAGAAAAACCTTGCTCCTGATCCTTGGCAGTTACAGTTATTCTCTAACTCTATGCTAGATAATATTAGGGTAATGGCTGATCCAGATTATCAGTATAGCTTAAACGCTATCCGCACTAAGCGATACAAAGAATTTGGGCAAGAATACTGGTGGGCGCCAGGTGAGACTCCAGTCGAGGCTCTTTCAGAATGATCTATAACCTTGTATGTAGTATAATTAGCACAATTATTGGGGTGCAGAAATGACAGTAACAGCAGCAACAACTAGGAACGATTACGTTGCCACAAATGGGCAGACGGTATTCCCGTACACGTTTACTGCCCTAGCAGACGGTGACATAAAAGTCCTAAAGAACGGTACAGCCTTAACGCTGGGCGGCTCCAATGACTACACCCTGAGTGGAGTAGGCACATACGGTGGTAATGTTACGTTAACTAGTGGTGCTACTACTGGTGACAAGATAGCTATCTACCTAGATATGGACTTAGCGCGTACAACTAACTACCAGAACAATGGTGATTTCCTTGCCCTAGATGTTAACGGTGACTTTGACGCACTGTGGTTAGCACTACAGCAGGGTACAACGGACACAGAAGCCTCTGTAAGGCGTCCTCCTGTCGATGCTGGCACAATCAATATGGAGCTACCAGTAGCTTCTAGTCGCGCTAATAAGCTACTAGGATTCACTGTTACGGGTGCTGTTGAAGCAGTAGATTATGCTATAACTGGAACTGGCACACAGATTTTAACAATAGATGAGTTTACTGGTACAGGATCGCAGACGGAATTTACATTAAGTGACGCTCCAAGTAGTACATCTTTATTGCAAGTATCTATTGATGGATTGATGCAGAAGGTTAGTTCTTATAGTTTGTCTGGTTTAGTGGTGACATTCTCTGAAGCCCCTCCTCTTGACTCTAATATTGAGATTAGAAAGTTCATTAGAAATACTGATGTCATAGGTGACATTACTGGGGTCATTGCTGGGACAGGCTTGTCGGGTGGGGGTACTGAAGGAAATGTAACGCTTAGTATTGCAGACGATGGTGTTGGCGCAGACCAAGTAGCTTCAGTGCCTATTGCGGTAGGTATTACTTCAGTCGTTACAGCGGCATCTATTACAGCTACTGCTAACACACACGTTTATGTTAGTGCGGCTACTAAAACAATTACGCTACCTGCTTCACCGGCTATAGGACAAAGAGTCCTGATAACTGTGGGCAACTTTACTGACACAGTGGTAGCTAGAAACGGATCAAAGATTATGAGCAGTGCAACAGACTTTACTATGGATGCAGCGTATCTCTCCATCCAATTCATATTTACGGACGCAGTTCAAGGGTGGGTGATGTCGTGAGCAACTTTAGTGACTTTATAGGCGGGAGTGGCGGTGGTACTTTATTCACAATCCCTGTTACCAAATCAACAACATGGACACCTCCGTTTGATGGTACTGCGGTTATTCACTGCATAGGCGCTGGAGGTTCTGGGGCATCCAGCGCAGCATCAACCCTTACTGGAGGAGGAGCGGGAGGATACTCGCGTAAAGTAGTTACTCTTTCTACTGGCACTAACTGGACTATGGTTGTAGGTGCTGGAGGCACTCCCGCAAGAAACGAAAGTAATGGAAACAACGGGGGCAATACTACTGCAACGGACGGCTCATCAAGCCTTACGGCCAACGGAGGTGGTGCTGGTCAGAAAAACTCAAGCACAGCAGGCACCGGAGGTACAGCTTCAGGCGGTGATGTAAATAATACAGGTGGCGCAGGTGGAGCAGGCGCTAACATGAGTGGTGGTGGTGCTGTAGGTGTTTTAGGTACTGGCAATGCTGGTGCGGCAGGCACTGCTGGCCTAAATAATGCTAACAACGTATATTTTGGAGGTCACTCTGATGTTCAAAGCCCTCAGTTTGAAAACACTAACGGTGAATTAAGAGGTGGCGGTCGTGGAGGCAGGTTTTCTTTTCAAATGTACGAGGCTAAGACGGGCGGTCACGATATAAACGGCGGCTTTTTAGCTGGTGGGGGCGCTGCTGCTGCTGAGTTGGGTAATGGTAATAGAGTCGCTTCTGGAGGCTGTGGAGGAATTGGCGGGGGCGGCGGCACAAGTTTTTGCGCTGCTGGAGTTAGTGAAGGCGGCAACAACTCTGGTGCTGGCGGCCACGGTTTAATCATTGTTATGTACACGGCTATAGGGTAAGGAGAATACTATGAGCAATAAATGGATAATTAAAGACGCTGATGGAAACATCACTAATCCTTGCATCTTAGCTGATGAGGCTTTTGTACAATCAATTTCTGAACACTATGAACTTTATGTAGCACCTACACCAGCAGAGCCTACAGCAGAAGAAGCTGGACGTACATGGCGTGACATAGAACTGATGCATACAGACTACATAGTCTCTTTGTCAGACCACCCACAACGTGATGCTCACATAGCGTATAGGGAATCACTCAGACAGTGGCCCTCTACGGATTCATTCCCTGCAACTAAGCCGGAGCTATAAACATGGCGTTAACACTAGCCCACAATAGAATGATTGATGGTGCGCCTAACAATGTTAGAGACTTTGGCGCTAAAGGTGATGGCACTACAGATGACAGTGCTGCTATCCAGGCTGCGCTAGACCTAAAGGGTCATGTGTATATCCCTGCTGGCACCTACCTGATCAATACTACCCTACGCATTAAGTCTAACACTAAGCTATATGGTGATGGTGTTGAGGCAACTATCTTAAAAGAAGGTGGTGCAGGTACAACCCTTGGTACGATGTTTACATCTATCCTGATCAATCAAGCTTACTATGACAGCGATGCGGCTGGTAATGACTCGATGCACGTTGAGAACATTGCATTCCACGGGCAACGATCTACTCCTATTGCTGATGGTGCAGTGACCGCTACTAATAAAGGTATTGGCGGCGTTTACTTTGCATACGCTAGTCGATCAAGAATCAGAGACTGTTATTTTAAAGATGGCTGGTCAGGCTTTGTAATTACTGCTACTCGCACAGGATTTAGCACACAGCTACAGAACTCTATCTTTGACTGTACTGTGTTTAACGCTGCGTCATGGTTGCAGAACGGTAACTCTGGTACACCTAGAGGCATATTAGTGGACTCTGCATACACTTACATGCGTGGCTGTAGCACTAACTCTTGCGCTACAGGATTCTACATTGGTGGCACTCAGATAGTTGTTGATGCTTGTAACGCATTTAACTGGACTTATGACAATGGGTTCTACTGTCTAGCTCCTGAGTTAGCTATGTCTAACTGTCGTGCAGATGGTAACAACTTTGGCAATGGTATTACCCTAGCCTATAACACTGGCGCACAGGTTACTAACTGCTTTGTTAGAGACTGTTCTAACATGGGCTTTAGACTACACGCCCCACAGAGAAACACTAACCTAACTAACTGTAGTGCAATCAACTGCGGCTATGGATTCAGGGCAGAGAACACTTTGAGCTTTACTCGTGGCGGCACTGACGTTACTGCTGCTGACGAAGTGATTAACGTAGCACCTTCTGGCACATCTAACGTTACAGTCAGGATGGTTACAGTTGATTTAGGTGCTGCCATCTCAGGCACACTGTTTACTGCTGATGGCTGGATCAATATGTCTGGCGCTAGTGTTGCAGGCTTTAACGGATCGTTCCCTATCTACAGCGTTAGCGGTAATACAATCAAGTATATCTCTGAAGATGCTACTGCTGGTAATGCTGGTGGTACTCCAGTAGTTAAATACTGCACACATGACATCAACCTGAACAACATCGTATCTGACACATCTGAGCTAGATGGTATTCAAATGCACGAGGCAGGTAATGTAGTGATCAACAATGCCACTGTTCGAACTGCTAAGAGAAACGGTGTAGGCATCGACGACTCTAGGGCTATTACAGTGCATAACTCTATGTTCTATGAGACATACGAATCAGCCGTCTACTCTCAAAATTCACGCAATGTCTGTATTGATAATGTTAAAACGTATGACACAAAAGGATCAACAGACACTTCTTCTGCACGAGGTGTGGTTAGCTGGTATCAAACACAGGGACTTACAGTAACTAATGTTGTAGGCACTAGCTATAAAGACTATTGGATTTCTCAGTTAAGCACCGCTGAGACTCTGGTTAGTACAGGAATAGTTAAGGATAACTATCGTACAGATAACATAGCTCAGTTAGACTTCACTAAATTCCCTATTCATTATGAGGGTTCTGGTGCAGGCACACCTGAGAGTGCAGTAACCGCTGGTATAGGTTCAGTGTGGTACAGAAACAACGGTGGTTCTAATACCACTTTATACATTAAAGAGTCAGGCACTAGTAATACTGGCTGGGTCGCTAAATAATTTATTGAGGTTTTATAATGTCTAATCCATTTGAAGGTGTAAGCGGTCAGTTAAATGGCAGTGTTTACGATATGGTTCCCGTCACTCCTGCTGACGGTTCTGATAACTTAGGTGCTGGTAACATTGCTATCGGCTTGTACATTACAGGTGAAGGCAACGTCGCATTCCACAACAAGGATGGTGTATCTCGTACAGTAACTGTACCTGCTAACTTCTATCTGATCTGCTCTATCAAGCGAGTCCTGAGTACAGGCACTACTGCCACTGGTATACACGCCCTGGTGCTGTAATGATTAGCGCAAATGTAAGTGCCTTCTCTATCGGTAAGGCTGTTGGTCGTGGCGGCGGTAGTCTTGGCCCATTTACTGCCTATTATACCGCTGTTGCAGGAGGCGGGGCTGGAAATGCAAGTAATGCTGGCGGTGGGGGTGCAGGCGGCATACTATCAGGGTCAGCCACCTTATTACCTGACGTAGCATATACAGTAACGATAGGCGCTGGCGGCACTGGTGTTTATAACAACGTTCAGAATGGAAGCAACTCAACTTTTGGGATAGGCATTGCAACTTTGGTTGGAGGTGGTAAAGGCGGTGCAGGTAATGGTTTAGGATTTAATGGTGGTTCTGGAGGCGGCAACGGCTACGCACAAGGAACCACGGGACAAGGAACTTCTGGACAAGGTAACAA